ATACCTAGAAACGTACACGACATCTCTAGAGCTAGGCTTTCGTATTCTGCGATTGCAACGAACATCCGTAGGATGATGCCCAAGTCTATCATTGATGGTTGTATTGGGTTTGCAGATATGCTGCAGATCACTCATTTAAAACTTCAGCAGGCTATTGCTAAGGCTAAGCCTGATGGACTTATCATTGATATTGAGGGCTTAGAAAACGTACAGCTTGGAAAGGGTGGGGACCTTCAGCCTCTTGAGCTCCATGATATCTACGAACAAACTGGTGTGTTCTACTACAGAAGCAAAAACCCAGAGGGTGGTTTTCAGAACCCCCCTGTTCGTACTATCGACAATCATATCAGAAACATTAATGAGCTTGTTTCTCTGTACAATCATTATCTAAGAATGATCCGTGATGCCACGGGCATTAATGAGATGATGGATGGTACTACGCCAAAAGGTGACACGCTTGTTGGGGTTCAGCAAAATGCAATTGCAGCTGGCAACAATGCCATCTACGATATCACTCACTCAGCTATGGTTCTGTACAAGAAAGTATGTGAGGATATTATTAAATGTCTTCAGATTTTACCTACAGAATCTGTGATTTATTCTGCCTATAGGAACGCTAGAGGTCCTTACTTCTTTTTCAAACCTACCGATGTACAACTTTGGCGTCAGGGTTGTCAAAGAGATGGAGGATAAAGATCGTATGTACTTAGAGCAAAACATTCAAATGTCTATCGCTCAAAAAGAGTTAGATATTGAAGATGCTATTGCTATTAGGAATATGAAAGACGTCAACCAAGCAGAGAGGCTTCTTGTGGTGCGTAGAGCGAAGCGTATGAAAAAGATTCAAGAGATGTCTATGATGAACTCTCAGCAGCAGGCTCAGATACAACAGCAGTCGGCTCTCGCTTCTGCTCAGATGAAGCAGCAAGAGTCTCAAATGCAGGCTCAGATTGACATGCAAATGCTACAGGCTAAAAACCAGTTTGAAGTGCAGCGTATGCAGCTTGAACATCAGATGCGTAAAGAGATAGAGCTTATTAGGGCTCAGGCAACCCTCGGCTTTAGAACAGAAGAGCAAGAGTTTAAAGAAAAGCTAGAGGTCCTCAAAGAAGATAGAAAAGACAGAAGAGTAAAGAAGCAGGCCGTTGAACAATCTAAGCTTATATCTCAAAGGCAACAGCGAGGTCCTGTATTGATCGAGGAAGAGTCTCCTATTAACATTGTAAACAGCTTAGGCGATGGCCAATAAAGTAAATCTTGATCAGTCTACTAGGTTAGACATTACATGTAAAAGAGGAGATACATTTTCTTTGACCGTTACGCTAAAGGATGCAGCAGGGACAGCCCTTGCCCTAGATACAGATAAATATAGATTTTTGATTCAGGTAAGAGAGAATCTTGAAGAAAACCAAACGTCAAAAGGTTCTCTAGTTTTAGGCACTAGCAACGTTGGGTTAAGGTCAGATAATAATTTTGAGCCTGTATCTGTTGACGATAATGGAAATGCTATCATCCAAGCTTCTGCTCTCACGATGAGATCAATTCCTTCTGGTAGGTATTCATACGACATCCAGTATATCAAGCCTAACATATCTGGCGGTTTAGATACACACAGAACTATCTTGTTTGGTTCTTTCATTGTAAATGAAGATATCTCTGAAGCTGTTGAAGAAAGAGAGGGGAGATGAGCACAATTAATGTGATCATACAAGAGGTGTCTGCTGTAAACGTTGTAGTCTCAGAAACATCCCCCGTAGATGTTGTTATTACAACTATTGACCCTGTTTTAGTAGAAGTGCAGTAATTACTTATTAATTACATTTGCATTGTGAGCAAAGAGGCTATAAGAAATAGAGTAAAAAGGCTTTTAAAAAAGCATGGCCTCAAGGGTGTAAACAAGCCAAAGAGAACTCCTAGCCACCCTAAAAAGTCTCACATTGTACTGGCTAAAGAGGGAAATAAAGTAAAGCTTATACGATATGGACAGCAAGGCGCTAAGACCGCAGGTAAGCCAAAGGCTGGGGAGAGTGATCGCATGAAAAAGAAAAGAGCTAGCTTTAAGGCTAGACATAGACGAAACATTGCCAAAGGAAAGATGAGCGCAGCTTTCTGGGCTAACAAATCAAAATGGTAATGAATACTGTTAAGTACAACAAGGGGGGCAAGCTTAAGATCTCTCAGAAAACTATTTCTGTTGATCCACCTTCTGGATACCACTGGATGGAGGAAAGAGGCAGATACTTTTTGATGAAGGGAGACTACAAGCCTCATGATGGGGCTGTTGCTAAAGCCAAGTTCAAACTTGTAAACCACCCTAAGTCCTAATGGCAAAGAGTTCGGCACAGCAGGCAGCTATTGCTATTGCGATGAAGAAGGCTGGTAAGAAACCTAAGTCAGCTAAAAAGGGGATGAAGTTCAACCCAAAGTACACTCGCGGTAGCTCTGACGTAAGCAAGAGAAAAAAGCTTATGGCAGAAATTGCAGCTATATACAAAAAGCACAGAGGCACAAAAAGTAAAAGAAAAAAGAAAGGCTTCCCTCCTGCGGTTGCCGCAAGACTCAAGAAACTTATGAAACAACGTGATAAAATCTAAAGTATGTATCATTCAGAAAAAAGGAAGCCCAAGGTTATGAAGATGGGCGGTAAGCCAGTTATTAAAGCTATGGCTGGAGCTAATATGAAAAAGAAAGACATGCCTATGTTTATGTATG